GGATGCGCTCGCTCCGGATCCTGCGCGCTTGGTTGCTGTAGCCCCACTGTGATTCATACGGCGTCCCTGTCACTGCCTTATCCCCTCCTGGATCGGGTTAAACCCGATATCTCATCCCTCGCGAAAATTTTTTCCCTGTTTGCGGCCAGCGGACATCACCTCGCTGACTTTGAAAACCACGTCCCGCTGCTCGTCGCAGAGGTGGCGGTAGTTGTCGAGCAAGCTAGATTCATCAGGGGCCAACGAATTCAACGAACGTGAACCCGTTAGGACGTACATCACATCGACCCCCATCTCCGAAATCGCGGCCAGATAGACCGCATCGGGCTGCCTTGTCCCCTTTTCGTAGTTGAATTGGGTGGTTTTAGACACGCCTGCCCTATCAGCAAACGACTGCTGATTCATTCCAAGCGCCGTGCGCTCTTCTTTGAGCCGATCACCTAAATTCAACAAAATTTGAACTTCTCTATTTACAGTTCAACATACGTTGAACTATGATCACCACTAACACGTTGTTAACTGTTCTTACTCAACCGCACCGCCAAGCACTGGAGAGCAAGATGACCACTAACGCTAACTCACGGCTTCGGCCCGAAATGAACAATAACGGGCAGCCAACTGACCTTACGGTCCGGCGTACCAGCCGGAAGGTCTGGGGCGATATCGACTTCGACGAACTCAAATCCGAGCGCAACCCAGTCTTCGACCGGCTCGACCCAGATAAGCCCGTCCCGGAGCAAGGTGATGATCGCGTCTGACGCAGCGGGATTCAGCCTGGGCCAAAGCACAAGAGCTTCGTCGCGATCTACGTACAGACAGTGCTCACCTTTGAAGCCCGGTATGTCCCGCTCCATCGCCGCAAACGACGCATTCCCTACACGCTCAAGGTACCCAAGGATCGCATCCCGCATATCCGGTCCTTTTCAGTTGTTAACCGCTGTTAACCGTAAAGAGATTATACCCATGAACGCCACCAGTACCAGCACCGCCAGCAAACCCGTCAAGCGCAACTTCAAGCACCTCTCCGTCATGCTCCGGCCCGTTGAAATCGAGCAGGTCGCTGACATGGCCAAAGAGGAGATGCGGCCCAAATCACAGATGGCCCGCATCCTCATCCTCGAAGCACTCGAGGCCAGAGGCTCCCGTTCTGCCTCTTAACGTACCGCCTTTACCACTTCGAACCACGGCGACATGTCCACCAAAACGGACATGAGGACACAGCGATGAAGAAGCGACTCAACGATCACGGCGGCATTCTCACCCCGCTACTGGCCTGCTACCACGCGGCCCACGACTACCCGGGTGGACTGCCGGTGCTGGCCGTCATGATGGACAAACCCGTCGATACCCTGCGCAAGAAGCTGAATCCCAATCAGCAAACCCACCTGCTCACCCTGGAAGAAGCGGCTCATATCCTTCGCATCACCAAGGACAAACGGATCCTCGACGCGCTCGGCGCTGAAGGCGACGCCGTTTGGTTCCGCCCGGACGAAGTATCAGCCGCCCCGGCCGATCTGGACGTGTTGAGTAGCGGCACGTCGCTGATGAGCCGTTCAGTCGCTGTGATTCAGGAGCTGGAAGATGCACTGGCCGACGGAAAAATCGACGCGAAGGAACGTGCCCGCCTGAACGAACGCTTCATGCGACTCAGCCAGGCAGCCCTTCATGTATCCGAAACCGCCAAGAAGTTCGAACAGGACGAGGAGTAACGCCCCGTGAGCAGCGCCTACAAGTTGAAGTGCCCGCACTGTAAGCACGGAATCAGAATCCGCAATTCCATCGGTCTGCACGACCTGCTGCGTGCCGCCTACTTGCAATGCACCAACGTCAACTGCGGCGCGACGTTTCGCGGCGAGTTCGAGATCACCCACGAAATGAGTCCATCCGGCACACCCAACCCGGAGATCCGGCTGCCAATGGCTGACTCAGCCATTCGACGCGCCGCGATCGAGCGGGAGAACGCCAGCCAGATGGATATCGACGACCTGCTCAGTACCGGGCAGTAAGCAACGGGAGACCACCATGAACATGTTCAGCAACCATCTTCGGATGGAGGCTCAGGACCATGCTGAGCCGATAAAGCTCCAGATAATCGATTATCCCCGCATCGGGAGTGACGGTTATGTGTTGAGCCTGGGCTTCGCCAGTGGCCAAAAGCTGCAGGCCACCTTTCAGTCAGAGCAACTGGTTTCACCTTCTTTATTCAATGACCGGCTGCGCGAAGTCGCAACGGGCGCCCACTGGGCTGGCAGCTCGCGGGAGCTCGACCGGTTCATCCAGGACCAGCTTCACACCCTCGATAGCCTACTGAGCCACAGCGCTGAAGGAGCCAAGTCATGAAACACATCAACCCGCACGCCAACCCGTTCATTTTCTCTGCCAACGAAGTACGCACTGCCACCGATGAGCATGGTGAGGTGTGGTTCTGTGCTAGCGACGTTTTCAAAGCGCTCGATATTGCTTGGAAGGGCTCATATTCGCTTCGGAACTACCCGCAAGAATGGATTTGCCCCCTATATCTGCGGGGGCAAAGTGGGTCTGGCGAGGTCGTTTTCATCTCAGAACCGGCTGTCTATAGGGTGCTATTTCGCTCCAACAAGCCGGAAGCCATCGAGTTCGCCAACTGGGTCTGCCGTGAAGTCCTCCCTGCCCTGCGAAAACAAGGCTATTTCGGTCTGAGCAAAGACATCGACCAGGTGAAAGCCACCAACGCGATGGTCAGTCTGCTGCGCACCCTCAGCACTACCACCGACGCCTTCATGTTCAAACTGCTGACCGCCCGCCTGCGCAACCTCTGCAATGCGATGGGTGAACCGATGCCGGACATCGGCCTGCTCGGCCAGGACAAGAACCAGCTCCCGCTCATTTAACCGGCAGTACGGACGGGCTCAGGCATGAACCCCCAACTCAGAAACGACATCATCGACCGCTTCAAGCAGGGCAACCCGAAGCTGCAGATTACGAGCCAGTACATCCGCCGCATCGAGTGCCCGGCCTGCAACCACAAGGAAGCGTTCGCGAGCGCCGATACTCCGTGGGTGATCAAGTGCGGCCGCGAGAACCGCTGCGGCGCCGTCACCCACGTGAAGGAGGAATACAAGGAGCTGTTCGAGAGCTGGACCGAGCGCTACGCCCCGGCCGACGACGCCCAGCGCAAGGCGAACCCGACCGCCGTGGCGGACGGCTACCTGCGCGACGGCCGCGGGTTCGATCTGGTCCGGATCCGCGGCTGGTACACGCAGGACAGCTACTACGACCATGAGATCCAGCAGGGCACCACCACGGTGCGCTTCGCCCTGCCGAACGGGTTCTGGGAGCGCCTGCTGGACAAGCCCTGGCGGTTCGGCAAGCAGAAGGCGCGCATCGTCGGCACCTACGCCGGGCAGGCGTGGGTGCCGCCGGTACTGACCATGGCAGAGCTGACCGAGGCGCGGGAGATCTGGATCACCGAGGGCATATTCAACAGCATCGCCCTGCATCACATTGGCCACGTCAGCATCAGCAACCTGAGCTCCGGCAACTACCCGGACCAGTTCCTCGCCGAGCTGGCCGAGGCCTGCAAAGCCGCCGGCAAGAAGCGCCCGACGCTGATCTGGGCGCTGGACTCCGACCGTGCCGGGCGCAAGTTCACGCTCAAGCACGCCGCCCGGGCCAAGCAGGCCGGCTGGACCTGCGAAGCCGCGCAGACCGGCAGCAGCCGCGATTGGAATGATCTGCTGCAGCTGGAGCAGCTGGGCGATAAGAACATCGAGCACTACCGCTATCTGGGTGATCTGCTGCTGGCCAGCACGCCCGCCGAGAAAGCCCTGCTGATCTACAACAAGCAGGAGCGCCGGGAGTTCTGGTTCGAGTTTGGCGGCCGCACCTGGTGGTGGAAGCTGGATATGGACGCCTATGACCGCGAGATCCGCCGCGACGGTGCGGACGGCGCCGAGCATCTGACGGAAAAGGAGCGCGAGAGTGCCCTGAAAAACGCCGGCGTTCTGACCTGCATCTGTGATGCGACGCTGACGCCGCTCTATTTTCAAGCGAACCGGGTGACCGATGAGAGCTGGTATTACTACCGGATCGAGACGCCGGATGAGGCGATTCACAAACACGCCTTCACACCGAAACAGTTGACCAGCTCCACCGAGTTCAAGAATCGGCTGCTGGGCATCAAGGGCGCGCTCTGGACCGGCACCGGTAAACAGCTGGATCGGCTGATCCAGGAGCACATCCGCAACCTGCGCACCGTCGAGACGATCGACTTCATCGGTTACAGCAAAGAGCACAAGGCCTACGTGTTCACCGAACTGGCGGTGCGCGAAGGAAAGGCGGTCCGGATCAACGACGAGGATTTCTACAGCTTCGGCAAGTTGTCGCTCAAGACGCTGGCGAACTCGCCGGAGCTGCACATCAACACCGATACCAGCGACTACCGCCCGGAATGGGCGCGGCAGGTGGCCCGTGCGTTCGGCCCGGCCGGTGTGGTCACCGTCGCCTGGTGGCTGGGCAGCCTGTTCGCCGAGCAGATCCGCGCCCACCACAAGAGCTACCCGTTTTTCGAGCTGGTCGGCGAGGCCGGCGCCGGTAAATCCACGCTGATCGAGTTCCTGTGGAAAACCTGCGGCCGCGCCGACCATGAGGGTTTCGACCCGAGCAAGTCGTCGATCGCCGCCCGCGGCCGTTCGTTCGCCCAGGTCAGCAACCTGCCGATCGTGCTGATCGAGGCCGACCGCGAGAGCGACAAGGCCAAGGCGCGCCAGTTCGACTGGGACGAGCTGAAAACCGCGTTCAACGGCCGCGCCATCCGCAGCCGGGGCGTTAAGAACAGCGGCAACGATACCTACGAGCCGCCGTTTCGCGGGTCGATCATGATCAGCCAGAACGCGCAGGTGGAGGCCAGCGAGGCGATCCTCTCGCGTATCTGCCACATCACCGTGACCCGCGCCCACCAGAACGCCGACACGAAGGTGGCCGCCGAATGGCTGGAGCGGATCCCGACCGAGAACGTCAGCGGGTTTCTGCTGCAGGCCACCAGGGCCGAGAAGCAGATTCTGGAGGCGTTCAACGAGTTCGCCCCCCACTACGAGAAGCAGCTGCTGGCCCTGGACGAGATCCGCATGATCCGTATCGCCAAGTGCCACGCCCAGCTGCTCGCCCTGCTCGACTGCCTGAGCGACCGGGTGCTGGGCCTGCTGCCGGAGCCGATCATCGAAGAGGCCCGCGCGTTCATCGCCGAGATGGCCAAGCAGCGTCAGGCGGCACTGAATGCGGACCACCCGCTGGTCACCGAGTTCTGGGAGGCGTTCGACTTCATCGAGAACAGCCGCAGCGACATGGAGCCGCGCCTGAACCACGCCAAGCAGCCGAACCAGATCGCCGTGAACTTAAAGGAGTTCGAGCGCTGGTGTGGCGAGTTCAAGCTGCGCATCCCCGACATGCGCCAGATCAAGCAGCTGCTGCGCACAAGCAAGGCCCGCAAGTTCATCGATTCCAACCGCTCGATCCGCAGCAACGTGGGCGGCCACGAGCGCACCGTCAAATGCTGGGTGTTCGAGAACACCAGGGAGAAGAGCCATGACTGACCGCATCATCACGCCGACCGACGTGCCGGCCCGGCTGGACCTGCTCGGTGAGCGGATCTATCGCATGAACCCGGAAGACCACACACCGCTGATGGCCCACATCGTCGGCGGGCTGAAGGGCAAAGCCCGCTTCGCGCCCGACTCGCTCATCGACGCGATCGAGGTACTAGAGCTGGCCATGGAGAGTTTTGAGGAGGGCCGACAGGCCTGAAATGAAAGCGGCCCCCGCACCGCCAAGCACTAGGGGCCGCACGTTAATGGAGCAACTGAGATGAAGACCACTAACGCTGGAACATTCGATTCTACTGCCGCCGGCAAAGCGATAGCAATCGCGCTGATCGCCGGCATGTCCCCGGAAGCCAAAGCCCGGTTGAGCGCAATACTGCGCGCGCGCCGGGAAAACAGCACAGCTAACCGCAACACAGGTACCGCCGCATGAACGCCACCATCAGCCTCAACAACGGTGCAGCACACGTGCACACCGCGCCCAGTAAAGCCGAACAGGCACGTCGGCTTGAGCTGTTCGAGATCGCACTGCGCGAGGAGCGAATTGCGGAGTTGGAAGATCGCATCGACTTCTATGAGGAGCAGATGGCTACCGACCGAGAGGAGAGCCATTACCAGATCGGACAGCTGAGAAAGCAGATCAGCACCCTGCAGCTCGAGTGCCAGAAGCTGACCGACTTCAACGCCGAGCTGCAGGCCGCCGGCAACCAACTGGCCGACGAGCGCGAGACGCTGCAGGCGGAAGTTGAGCGGCTGTCAGTACAAGCCGTTGCCCGCGATCGCATCACAGAGAAAGCGCTATCTGCCCAGCGCAGCGCGGAGGCGGAGCTGAAGCGCCTGAAACAGCTGGACCCGGACAGCATGAAAAAGCGCCTGGACAAACACAAGCGCAAAGCGGCCGAACTCGCCGACGCCAACGCCGAGCTGCGCGCGAAGAACCACGCACTCGTGAAAGAAAATCGAAAGCTGCACATGGCATTGGACAAAGCCTGCGCGGACATCAACGCCGCCCAGAAGCTGGAACCGATCCGCGTGACAGAGCCGCCCCGGATCGGCCGCTGGGAGCTCTACAGCTGCGAACAGGAAGGCGCCTATCAGCTGCTGGACCTCGAGAACGAAACCAGCCGCACCGTACGCGTGGGCAAAGACGGCGAACTGACCGTGCCCAAACTGCGCCCGGTCCCGAAGGCGATCGCCAGCTGGGTGGTCGAGGTTCACAACGAGTATTTCGGAGGGCAGATCAATGGCTAATCCACTGGTTCAACTGGCATTCGACCACCACCTGCGTGCCGAGCAGATCATCCACCTGGGGACTATGGCGTGCTGTGATCCGATGGCCGACATCGCCCAAGAGGCATTCGAGGATGACTGGGAGCAGATCCGGTCTGCGCTGCAGATCAACCCACCAGACCTCGATCGGGAAACGATCGCCGAGCACCTGATGCTGAGCGACCGGCTCGGCTTTCTGGTGCAGATCGGCATGCCGGTGCCGCACCGGTTCACAGAGGGTGGCGGGTACCTGCACTACGGCTTCGGCCATTACCACTGCCGCTGGTTCTACGGCGAAACCATCGAGCAGGTCTTCGAAAAAGCCGCGAAGTACCAAACCGAATATGTAGAGCGCAAACGCGCTGAAGCTGAAGCCAAGGAGGCCACATCATGCTGATCCTGACCCGCCGCATCGGCGAAACCCTGATGGTCGGCGACGACATCACCGTCACCGTACTGGGCGTGAAAGGCAACCAGGTCCGCATCGGCGTCAACGCCCCGAAAGACGTGGCCGTCCACCGCGAGGAGATCTACCAGCGCGTGCAGCAGGAGGAAGAGCTCAAACGCACCTGCGACCACTGGCTGGTCCAGTGGCAGGCCGGCAACGGCTGGCTCACCGTCGAGGAGATCGACAACTACAACGACGCCGACACCGTGCTGATG